ACCACGCAGCTTGCCAGAGCTTACCAATCCATTACGGATAGAGCCTTGACCAGCATTGTAATCTACAGACAAGAGCTTAGAAGAACTTTGTACAAGAACTTCATAGAACTCAGGATTCGCTACAAACCAACGACCTTCTTCAGGAACATTTTGTTCGTCAAGAAGACGAGCCATGTGTGAAAGAACATCAATCGGATCGTGTTCAGAAGTGCCGAATCCAATGTCGAGATTACCAGTACCGTCAAAAGTACCACCTGCAAGGTCTGTTGCGCTATCAGAACCAAGGATATGGTTAGGACTAGCAGCAGAGACACCTGCAATCATAGTAGCAATAACGCCTTCGTCAAAAGCATCACGCAGAGCGTAAGCGGCTGAAGAGGTTGCTACGTCACGAAAGTTAACGTGTGACATATTCGTTTCAATATCATCACAGATGAACTTAAATGCGTTGGCAGTATCAACGACTAAGCTGATCTCTTGATCGGTAAGCTTAGTTGATGTTACGTTTTGCCCACGCTCATACTGATAAACAGTAATAGTAGGTTCTTTGATGATCCTGACCGTATCGCCAAAACCAGATATCTCACCAGCATAATCCGTATTGGTAATAGCTTCTACTACAGAAGCCTTACGGAAGAAGTTGAGTACCTGCTTGGAATATACTTTGGGCAGGAAAAACGAGTTTGTCTGTCCAGATACTGAGTTGCCAAAGTTGGCATTTGTATCTGTCGAGGGTTCAAAAAATTGATCACTTTGGTTATAAGCCATATTAAATTACTCCTAAAATAAGTAGAAAGATTATCCTTTGCGTACTCTACCTTCAGAAATAGCTTCACGAATATCCTCTTCGTGTTTATCAAACTGATCTAAAGACATAGCCGCAATTTCGGTTTCTGTCCAGACTCTAGGTTGTCTAGCATCTACAGCAGTAGTCTTCGTAGAAACTATATCTGCTGCTGAAGCTTTTTGTTGACGCTTCCTTGGGCCTGAACGATTTTTTTGAGTTCTTTGCTGTCCTTGTCCAGTTTCTAACTTATAAAGATCTAAAGCTTTAATGGCTAAAGTTACATTATCGGGATTATCATACACCCATCCTTGTATTTGATCTGGTTGCTCTTTAGCCCAGTCATGAAAGCTATCAGCACCTCGAATTTCATCGAAGTCTGGATGTCTTTCTTGAAGTGCAGCCTCAGATTCTCTCCTTACAATTTCAGCTTCTCTTTGTTCCATGAACGAAAGCTTTCCTCGTAAAGATTCAACCTCTTGCTGACTTCGCATGTGTGCTACAGTTTCTACCGTATCATACAGATCAGGATACTCCTGTCTAAATCTTTCTAGTTCTTCTTGAGATTTAGGAGCTTGGTATTCTGGTTCAGCCTCTCTAGACTTTACAGTAAGCTCTTGCTCTCTCCGTTTAAACTCTGAAAGTTTAGAGTCATAATGTTTCTTTAAATCATCGTACCTTTTTTTATAGTTAGTGTTTTGGGCATTATCATCAGGGGCCGTATTCTTTTTACGTTTACGGGTGGCCTTCTTTTGCTGGAGGTCTTGATCATCATCTTCATAATAGAGGCCATCTGCGTCTGCACGTTTAGAGCTGTCTGGCGTATGCCAAGACTTCTTTCTATTATAAGGGTTAGATACTTCCTGTTCTTCCTCCTCCATGAACTGTTGTTCGGACATAAATTACTCTCCTTTCTACGGGGCTTGTGTGATCTTGTGCAAGGTAGCCAATTTAAAACGTCTTTAAAATTTGGGGCTTGGTTACTACAAGGTAGCCGTATATGTTTTTTATCTACGAGATCCTGCAACACTTGGCATTCGATTAGACGCTAGCATAGACTTGTGAATTTCTTCATCTTCGTCTTGTAGAGAATATCCATCAGTTGAACCTTGTGGGTCTTCAGGATTATCGAGTAAACCGCCTATTGCTAATCTCACTTTGCCACCATCATACTTTCGTTCAGCATCATCCATCATTTCTTGAAGATTATCTGAGCCAATTTCTTCGGTGGCTTTTTCGGTGACAACAAACTCTCCGTCCGACAGTCTTGCCGGTATCGAGTCTGATACACCAGTTCCGGGGCCTTCAACTTCTCCAGCCCCAGAAAACTCAGAAGCAGTATCCATAACCTTGTCAAAAATAGCACTTAGTTCTGG